CGCACGTCGTTTGGTGTGGTAGGAATATCTCGCTTTCGTTATTATTTGCCGGTTTTCTTCTTCGGTAAGCGGTTGAATTTCTGCTTTCAAACGTAGGGCGTTTACTACATCAAGAGGCTCTCGCCCCTGGGCATAGTAAGCATCTTGGACCATTTGGTCGCGATATGTTTCCAAAACGACAAAAGCTATATCTTTTGAATTTAATTCTTTAATAGCCGAATAGACCCTCTCTTGGACATCTGGCAAGAGTTCCTTCAAGTCTCGACATAACGGCATTGACACACCTCCCTTCGAAAGGTAATACGCGCTGGTACCCCATCAGGAAAAGCTTTGCATGTATACCTGTCCAAATATATTCCACCATTTTGCATAACATGCTTACAATAGTGGCATGGCGGCAAGGTTAAATATGGGTCATCGCCAGTCATACCCCGCAGATGATATTCTTCATCATTCATCTTTGAATCCAATAGCTCTCGGTTCATCTTCAAACATTTCAGAAACCATTTGAGTCAAGCGCCTCGCGACCGCTTTACTCTCAGCATAAATAGTGACCCGCTTCTTCCTTCGGACCACCACGATTTCTTCAGCTCTTAAGTCTGAATTAACTCGTATTTTTATTTTATCCATACTTGGATTATATCATAGTTCTTAGATTTGTCAAAAGTTATTTTGAAAGAATTGACAAAACTGCGACTATCACGCTCGCCATCGACGTAATCAATGCCACACTCACGGCTTTCCTAAAATCAACAGCCGTTATGTTAGTTTGCCTCCGTTCATTATGCTGTTTCTCCTCTTCCTTAAGATACTCGTTCAATTGCGCGGATCCGTAGCAAGTTTCCTCGCGTTCTGTTTGAATGTAGTTATTCCACCTATCTTCGACAGCTTTTTGCCATTCCCTAACTTCCCCATCACGAGATTCATATCGCTTAAGGAACTCCCGTAATTCACCACGAAGTCCATTCTGCCCATCAATCCCAACGAGTGCTGTCCGAATCTCGCGGATTTGAACCTCAAGCTGAGCGTCTCTTTCAGTCATTTCCTTCTCCGTTGCTTATTACTCGCGGCTTTGCAATGCCAATCATAAAGCCCCTGCATTTCGTAGCGCCTCTTCAGCCTGGTTTATATCTTGGCGCATCTTTTCCCGGGCGTCAAGGACTGGCTTGTATTTTTCGAGCATTACTTCGTACTCTTCTGGATTCGTTATTTGATATTCGTTTAACTTGATAACCACCCAATCGGTTTCAGCCAGGTCCTTTTTTGAGTCCGCAATAACCATATTCCAATCGGCTATCTGTTTCTCCTTGTCCACCTGCGCCTGTGTCTTACCCTTTAATATCATGGTAGTCCCCCGTGTCCCAATCTGGTCGCCGTATGTCTGTATAATATCGGACTACTTCAAACCATAATTCACCATCAACCCGCTTGGCCCCTATGATTAGATACCCGGTTTGCACGTCAATGTCTTCCCAAACAACAGAATCCGGGTCAAACTCGTAAAGCTCACCGTCAATCATAATGGTGTTTTCGTCAACGTATTCAATAGCCGTATTTTGATTATCAGTATGTACTGGACTATATTTAATTTTCATTGGTACCTCCCTATTGCAATGTAATATGCTGTCTTTGTTACAGCTGTCAAATTAACGGCATCGAGAGCTGTTTCCTGGAAGTTCCATGTGTTCACACTTACAGGCTGGGACCAGTTAATCGTAGAATTGACTGATATATCAATATTAAGCCATGTATGTACTATAAAAGACGATGATTTTATATAAGACGTAGGAAGTGTTTTGGTAATACTTGTAAAGCGAGCCGCTGTAGAGCTATATGTAATTGTACCAAAACACACCATAGTCCCATCGCTAATCTTAATCCAGATACCATTGGAGTTTTCCCCTACCTCAATGAGTCCCGCGCCAAGTTGCACGGGGAAGGAACCTATTGGTACGGATGTGTAGTGGGATGTGTCGAGTCTTTGGACTAGATAGTTATCAGAAGATCTTCTATACACAAATAAAACACTGCCGTTAAGTAGTACGGCAAGGCTAGGGTACCAAGCGTTTGAACTATTAACTACACTTTCACTGCCCCAGGTTCCGCTGGTATCACGAATGCGCTGAACTATATAGGAATCGGAATTCCTTCTATACACAAATAAAGCCCTTCCGTCAGGTAGTACGGCAAGACTGCTGTAATCAGAGCTTGCACCATTAACTACACTTTCACTCCCCCAGGTTCCGCTGGTATCACGAATGCGCTGAACCATATAGGAATCGGAATTCCTTTTATACACACACAAAACACTGCCATCAGTTAGTACGGCAAGGCTGCTGTAATCAGAGCTTGCACTATTAACTACACTTTTACTGCCCCAGGTGCCGCTGGTATCACGAATGATCTGGACTAGATAGTTATCAGGACTCCTTCTATACACACACAAAACCCTGCCATCAGGTAGTACGGCAAGGCTAGGGGTATAAGAGCCTTCATCATTAACTACACTCTCACCACCCCATATCCCGCTGGTATCACGGATTATCTGGACTAGATAGCCAGTAGAATTTCTTCTATACACAAATAAAACCCTGCCATCAGGCAGTACGGCAAGACTGGAGTAAGTCAAGGCTACACTAGTAACTAATGTCTCGCTACCCCAAGTCCCGCTGGTATCACGAATGCGCTGAACTTGATATCCATCAGAACCTCTTCTATACAAACACAGAACTCTGCCATCAGGTAGTACGGCAAGACTGGTGTAATCATAGTTTGCACTATTAACTACACTTTCACTCCCCCAGGTTCCGTATATCCATGAACCTGCAAAGTTTATATTCACGCTTGTTCCTTGCACCGTCGAGTTTTTTACAGATATCTGGTTTGCCATCATGGTTCCACCGGCGTTGATATAGACACCAGGTAGGTTATTTGGATTATTACCAGATTGATCATAACCGCCGGAATAGATTGCCCCGCCAGTTTGCAATTGAAGATATTTCGCCATTAGGCTTTGAATGAAGGCATTTGTAGCGGTTAGCGCATTGTAAAATCCTGCGTTAGCTGCAAGGTCGCCAACATTGATCTGTGCCGCGGTAATGGAACCCGCCATGATATTTGACGCGATAACCTTTCCGCCGTCAATGTTTTTAACTTGGGGCTGGAAGAAATACCAGTATGTCCCCGACATTGTCGTATTATACCCAGTGTGTATCGTCGTAGACGTTTTTCCAGCCTGGAGCTTTAGACAGTAAATTGTAGTTCCGCTTGGGGCATCCGGGGCCGGCACGAGCGATATATCGACGTTGCTCCCGAGAATATAGGTCTTATATTTGACTTTTCCCGTAGACTTAAAATCATTAACAAAATAACGGTTTATTCCACTTCCGTCGCTTATCCATTGCATTGTCGGCCAGTTATAATAGAAACCCTCATAGGTATCTGCGTCCGTCAACCCAAGGAAAAGCCCTGAACCCGTGGTGTAATTTGGACATTGTAACGCGAAAGTGAAGGCTAGGATTTCATCCGGCAAAACCTCTATCGGCGAAGAGGAGAAGTTACAGTTCGGCGCTTCTGCCCGAAGGGTCCGAAGGCCGTCTACGGTGACTATAGTGCACCCAGAATCAAGCGACCACCCGTTTGTTCCATCGAGTGAATTAACAAAACTATTTACCCTGTTACGGACAAGGACGTCGAGCTTATCTGCCGATATAGCTCCTGCAAGAATCTTTACAGCCGTCACGGCATTCGCCGCAAGCTCATCAGCCGTAATTGCACCGGTAGCAATTTGGGCCGCAGTGATTGAATCCGCGACAATATCGGAACCATCCACCGCTTTAGTGAAATCGGTCCCAGTAAACCGATAGAGCTTATTGTCAGTGGTAAGGACCACCGTATCTCCAGCCGCGTACCCGGTAAACGGTGATACCGGCAACGATGAAACCACCCGGGGTGGTCTAAGGCCTGAAGCTAGTGAAGTAATAGGAAGGTTTGAAACGTCATTTCCATCGACTGCCGCCGTCCACCCGGTAGCCCCTGGCAAGGAAGTGGATGTCAGCCTGTATAGCTTTTTGTCCGTGGTAAGCACTACGAAATCACCGATAGAATAACCCGTATATGGATTAGCCGGCAAGGCGTCAACGATCTGTTTCTGGGCCATTGCCTGAGCGGTTGCCGTCGCCATTTTGACAGCCTCTGGAATTGCTGTCGAATTCGCCACGGCCCATAATCGGGCGTCAATCATAGCCGAAGACCATGCCGTATAATATAAAGGATTGGACGATAGCATTTCAGCCCACGACGTCCCGTTGTAATATCTTATCTTGCCGCCGTCCGACGCCGGAGTGTTATTATCCCAGTAATAATCGCCGGAAATAAATCCAGAAGCCGGGGCTGACGTTAGCGCGCCCCAATAACATGGCGATAAAAGCGGATCCGCCGAAACTGAGCAAACGCCTTGGTTACATAAGGTTGTCGTTCCCCCAGCCATATAAAGCTTCACACGAATTGCCATGACGAAATAGGTAACAGAAGAAACCACCATTGTCGCGGGAATCGTATATGTATAACTTGACTGGTCAGACGATGAAGTATATACCGGGCTTTGGAATGACATGCCATCATGGGACAATTCAATCGTAAAGCGACCACTATACGCACTTTTGTCTTGGTTCATTGCCGTTATTGTAAGGGTGTCCGGAGTTATAGCATTCATTCTTGACCGTAAGGCTGAGGTCACAGATAGACTTAAGATTTTCGGATCGTTGAACGGTAACGGATCCCCCATTTGTGGAGCGACTGGGGGTATAATCGAATAGCCATCAGTTATCGGCGGAACGCGCTTGGTTATTTTTGAGTCAAACGAAGGGATAGTCCCTGTGTCACTTGTAAAAATAGCTGGAGCATATTCAACAAGTGAAACATTTGCAGATAAATCATCTTGAATCGATATCCCGACAATAATGCAGTCAGTTGTCACCGACATCGTTTCACCGAACGCTACCATATCGCCAACCTTCACCCCGCTCGCCGCGGATATAGGCGAAGAAAATACTAGCGTCGTTTGAGTCCCAATATTGGTGACTACAGGAATTGTTAGAATTAAAGCGGCATCAGTCCGGATCGTTGCAGAATAGGATTTCCCATTTTCCATCAAAAACGCTTCATCGGTTGTGATACTTGTTACGTTATTTGACCCATCAACAGTCAGCGCCTTAATTCTTCCCGACCCTATGCCCCACATTGGAATATCGTGGGTAACAAGAACCCAATCCCCCCTGGTGCAGACGATATGTTCAACGTCAACGGTGATCTCGAATACTTCCGGCCGAAGTCTGTATGCGGCAATCATATACCGGCCCTGCCTCCAAGCCTGTTCGTATGACGTTACTCCCCACAAATCAAACGATTCAAACTTGGTAGCGTTTCCCTCATTATAGCCATCGTCATAAACCAGGCACTCGTCCTGTGCATAATCTTTTGCAGCGTTGACGAATGACAGCTTTAAGCAATGGGGGACTTCAGGATATGATTTTGTCCCCTTAAAATCTCTAGAGTTTCTCGGTGTAAATACTTGGACCGGAGAGGGTCTCACATCATCTACTACTACAGAATATTTCCCATCACGCATTGCAAGGGTCGCGCGTCCGACGCCGGCAATCCTTGTGAGAATGTCTTTCATGGTAGCGGCTCTGTCAATTATTGAGTCGCAATTAAAAGGTTTCGCGGCGCAATAAGTGTACCATGATTCAAGCGTGGACCAGTCCATTTTACTATCAGGGACAACCCTTGGATTGAAAACCCCGCGTAAAACGCTCATTAGCAACGCCGCGGGGTTCCTGCTGACCGCGGTGCTTGTCCAACTACTCGCGCCGCTCCCGCTTCCAGAGTAAACAGGGACAACAGATTCGGCGATCATCGAAACCTTATTAAGAACCCCGTTCAACTGATCTGTAGCCTTTATCTTCAAAGCAAGCCTAACAACATCGGATTGGTTGACAACGGGATCTTCTGATTTGAAGGACCTAAACGATAGCCACGAAACTTTGTCCCTAACCGAAACATCGGTTGAATCCGCAGTTACCCGCTTAAGCCTTACATCATATTGACCAGCGGTCACGGATTTTGACATCGTGTACCGGATTGTTTTCGAACTTTGTTTTGTAATTACAGTCGAACCGACCCCATCCCAAACACCGAGTGAATTCCACGTGGTATCACTGCTTAATTTATACTCAGCATAAACTTCCACTGTGGCATTTTTTGGGGTATTGCCATCCCCATATCCTATCAATCCATAATTGAAAGCAATATCAACGGAAATATTCGTAGTATTTGGGGGTGTAGTCCTAACCATAACCGACGGAGAGCCCGAAGGGCATTGTAGCTCAGCATTAGGCTGTTCTTCCACGCATATATACGGATATAAAGTCATTGAGCCGGCCGATTCGCGGATTTCCAGTTCTACTCCGGAAAATATCCCATCGCTCACAATGGTCCCATTCCGCTGATCTGCGGAGTTAGTCGCTATCAACGAATCGCCTATTTTGATATTAGTGATTTTTAGGGGTGCATAACCGACAACAAATAGCATCATCAGATACTGATCGACCCCATCAGCCCCGCTTATTTCAGTATACGGGCCTGCGGCATACGATGGGGTGACAAGCATTTCCCCTAGAATCACAGGGACCGCCCCCCATGGGTTCATCCTATTACTTCCGCCTCTTACTCCGGGCAATGTATCAGAAGCCCCACCACCACCCCCACCCGTAGTCAAATCAGGTATCAGTGCTTCGTAGGCGTTCATCGCTGAAATAGTTATACCTGCAGCAACGGCTACGGACAAAGCAATTCCAGCTATAAGAAACCCAGCAAAAATAACAGGCGCGGCCGCAATAGCGATACCAACCCCCATAACAGCAATACCCACAGCTGTAACAACCGCGGCTACATCCGCAACAGCCTGAGCAACCTTTTGTCCTGGCATCACCCGTATATAGACAGTAGATCCATCGGGCGGAATTGTATCCAGCTGATCAGTGCTTATCGGAGTGTCCCCATTCATAATTCCAACAGAAGGCAAATACCGCTTTGGGACAATTTTTTTTGCAATCTGAGAATACGATAGCCCTTTCCTTGCCTTTGATACGGTTCGTTCTGTGGTGAGTGGGTTCAAACAGGATATGATTTTAATTGACACGATACACCCCCGACAACCTTTTCTGAATATCAACCGAATCAAACCGCACTGCGACAGCCCCAATATGCGGCTCGCAATGCAATACTAGCCCATCGTCCATCATAATACCGGTATGTATTGGCAACCCGGCAGTTTTCATCACTATAATATCCCCAGGTTCGGGTGTTTCAACTTTTACAGAATCAATTAAAGGCATCGCCTTGGAAAAGCCATCGACCATTTCATGTTTCCGCTCTTTTACAAATACCACTTCCTCAAACCCCGGTAATTCTTTCCTGTATTCCTTCCTCATCACAAGTCTCACCAATCCCCAACAGTCAAGAGGCCCTTCCCCATCTCTAACCCCTTCCGCGTATTCAATCCCCACATACTTTTCAGCCTTTGCCATTAGTGCACTCCGGGGAAAGACTGGGGGTCAAATGTTAGCTTCGGCAATTTATTCATCAGCCGGTCCTCATATAACAACTGCCCGGTAATCGTTTTTGAATTATAAGTGATATTTGTAAGCTGAAACTCCCACTGGGCAATCTCTTCAAACAGTGTTCCGCTATCATCATTCCAAAACATCGCTATCAACTTCACCGTAAAGGCTTCTGAGTAAGACCTAAGAGCTACAAGGATCTGACCTTCAATATTGTCTATGGTTATTGAAGCGTTTCCAATCTCTTCCCGCGATTCATCCGGCGGGTCAATTCGGAAAGGGTAAGCCGTGTACACATTTCCATTATAGGTCAAATCGACGGTATTATTAACAAGCCTAAACGGCTCCGTAAGCGACGGGTGACTGATCTCTATCAAAAGTGGGAATATGGATGACGTCGATTCTGCCATCAAGGCTTTTGTAGCGGCGGAAGAAATGGTCCTCACGGTAACACCTCCAGCTCCACATGCGCTTGAGCCATATAATCGAACGATGAATATTGTGGCGCACCCTTGAACCGACAAACAACGGTGGTCCCCAATCGGGGGTGCGTATAAGTAAACGGTAAGGATCCGTTCTTTGTCGTTGATCGGTAAAAATCATCGAGCGTAGCAAGCTCGGCCATCGTTAAATTATACGTGACGTCAATCACATCAATCCCGGCCGTGAACCGTCTCCGAACTTTCGGGATCCCCGCATCAACTTCGGACCTTATGGTCGTATCAGCCGGGGTTTCCCTATAATCACTCTGATCTACCGCGGGAAGCGTTGGCCATGCTATCATTAAGACCTCCTCACACCGACGGCATTAAGCCCGTATCTAGACCTCATCGGGAGGTCAAGACCTCCGTTAGACAACTGGTCAGTGACAATATCTCTTATAAACACAGTCAGAACCTTCGTACCGTCGGGGCTTGTCGTTTCCTGTGTTTCCTTCTGAGTACCCTTGCTTGTTTGATCAATAATTTGAACGACAACATTGGAAGGCTTTGCATCGACCCCAAGATTCCCATTGCTCATCCTTGTTAAAGGAACCACCGCCTCGGGACCCGCTTCCCCCATCTCCCCCAAGAATTTCCCACCATAAGAAAATAAGGTCGGCCTCGTCACAATGGTATTAGTAAAAGCCCCACCCTGGGCAAAGGTCTGCATACCCTCCCATCCAAAAATATTTCCCATCGCGCTCTTGGTTGCTTGACTTTTTGAAGTTTTTTCATCATACGCACTCGTCGCATAGCCAGCAAAAATCGCAGTAAACCCAGACGCTACAATCAACCCTATACCCAGCTCCCATTGCTGAGCTACTAAGGCCTGCAATCCAGCCGCTAAAAATAATCGTGGCAACAAATTGAGCAAATCTAACCCGATCTTTTCCATAGCCAAACTGAACGATTCCCCACTTAGGGATCCCTTTTCTAATGCTTTTCCAATTTCAGAGAATGAAGTAACATACGCATCCATTGCCGATTGATCTATTGCATTGGTAACGGCCTTAAGCCTTGATTCGAGCTCTTGGAGTATCTGATACTTTTCTCTTAAACTTTCGTTTTCTTCGGCCTCAGCAAGTTTCAGCCTCGCAGCTTCTTCTTTTGCCCTTTCATCCGCCTCAGTTTTAGCCTCTCGCGCCGACGTCGTGTCTTTAATGGCCTCTGTCTTAGCTTTATTCCCAGAGACCTCAATCTCAGTCGCAGCTTGGTCTTTCTTTGAATTCTCATCAATAAGTTTTCCAACTATTTCATAATTCTCACGGAGCCGCGTTATCATCATGTCTTTTTCACTAAACAGCCCAGAATCAAGCAATGTATAAATGGTGCTTCTAATTTCATTGTGGGACTTTTCAAGGGCGCCGGAAATATCATCGCCGAGCCATGCTGCACGCTCCACTTCCTTCATGAGGTTATCCAGATAAGAATCGGCGATATCTTTCCCGTTCGCTGTATCGGTCTTAACCTTCATAACCTCGGCGGCCTTTAACCTCCATTCGTTAGCGGCTTGTTCGTCTTTAAGCCTCTTGGCTTCCGCTTCACTCGCAGCTTTTTGGCCTTGAGCGTTCATAGCAATAGCCCGAGCCATAAGCGCAATCTGCGCGTTCTCTTCCGACACCTCTTTATCAAAGGCTTGTAATGCTTCTTTGGGTACAGTTCTAGGACCCGATGTCGAAGCCATTTGATTAAGATAATCGAGTGTCTGCTTTTGTACATCCCGGTGAGCTTGTAAAATCAACAGTTGTTGCTGTAATGTCGCGGTCCCGCGGTCATTGGCCTTGTAAGCGTCATTCAAATCGTTTTGGGCTTTGAGCGCCGCAGTAGCGTTATCAACCATGCCTCGCAGTGCAACATTAAACGGCATCATGCCCTCAGCAATCGCCCTGCCAAGCTGTTCCTTAAAATCACCAACAGAGTTTTCTAGTTTTTTAATAGCCCCCGTGGCAAGCTGGCCGGCCGCGGTTGAAGCCCCGCCAAAGGCTTTTTCCACCTCCCCTAGAATAACATTCTGAGCCCCAAGCAAATCACCACTTTGTTGAAGTTCTTCTACCAGATTTTTCTGATCTTCTGTAAAAATGAACCCGACCCTGGACAGCGTGCTCATCCCTTCTATCGGCGAATCCAATGCTTTTCCAAGCATGTTAGCCGCAGAGGTCAAATCAGTCCCCATGACGGTGGACATGTCCAATACGGCTTTAGTAGTTCGTTCGAATTGATCCCCGGAAATGTTTCTAAACCCAAGAAGGACCGCGTTCATGTTTATAATTGCTTCGTCGCCAAATGTCGTGGCATCCTGCAATCTGGCGGCCATATCCTGCAATTCTTTTGAAGTTTTCCCTACCGTCCCCCCGGTTGACTTCAGAACCGCTTCCAGATTTGATACCGCTCGTTCTTGAACCCCGTATATGTCAACAAGCTCTTTACCAGCCGCATAAACAGACTTCATCATGTTGCCGACCTCGTTCAAGGCGGCAACAGGCCCCTGCATTACGGACTGCATACTTCGGAACCTGTCCATCAATGTAACAGTTTTTTTCTCACTGATTCCAGCGGACGCCGCGAGTTCATCAAGCTGTTTTCTTGCTTCTGCAATACCTTTCGGAGTTACTTCAATAACAAGTTTCGCCATATCAGGCATGATTCACTCCTTCAGCCTCTCGCTAGACCGCTCTCCTATCACGATAGCAAATTCCCGACTCATTGCTAGCATGGTCTCAAACTCAAACGCTGTCATATTCCAGTGCGTCAAATCGGCAAACGCTTTAATCTCTGCTATCCCAGGAGCCTGACCGTTGCACATCATCCAGAACCTATCCCATAGGTACTCTACGCCACGGGGGATCACAACAGAATCAAGCCGCGGATCCCTTGTTCCTATACTATTCTCAACCTGCTCAAGCTGCTTCCGCAAAGATTGCCCACTACTATCCTTCATCTCAAGAATAAGGAGCGCCCGAACTGCACGCTTCAACCCGCGCGTTCGGGCGTTATGAAATTTTTGCGGGACTCACAGAACGCCTTTACCTGATTTCTGATTATTGCGACGGACAAGTACAAAGTATTGGCATTCTTTTCGCTAAACGGGAACGGCTTCCCATTCCACATGATAGGATCCTTTTCATCACATGGTTCCCAATCCAGCGTCAGCCCGGCATAAAACCTTGACTCCTTAACACTCTCGGTTTCCTCCTTCTTTGGCTCCAAACCGTTAGAAATGGTTGCAAGGCTATTGTAAAGTTCTCTTTGCAACGCATCTTTTAGTTCGGCATACCGTCGAGAGTCCGGCCCCGCAACCTTGATCCGGATACCTA